GCCATTGGATTGGGTGGTTACTGAAATTACACGTTGGTCGGCGCGTCGGTGCTGTAACTCATCGCCTGCGGATAGCGGAGGCCGAAGTCCATCCATTGCGTCATGGTGACGTAGACGATTTCGGAGGCGTCCCCGCTGTAGGGGTTGACCACGACATCGATACCAGCCCAGCGGGCCTTGGTGAAGTTGTTGTTCCACACGCCGAACAGGACGCGGTTCGTGGCGTTCTTGGTGGCGTAGGCGGGGTAGTCGAGGATCTTGCCGCCCTTGACGCCGTTGATTTCGGGGTACTCGCCGTTGCCCGGCATCCAGATGTAGATCGGGAACGTCGAGGCCGAAACCTGCGGCGTGCCCATCGCGTAGCTCTTCGTGGTCGGGCTGGTGAGGAACACCATTCCGCCCGTGCGCACGTTGGCGTTTTCGAGGGCAAGCTGGAAGGCGAGCGTGTCGGCCTGCGTCCAGTTGCCGGAGTAGGTGACCGAGGCGTCGATGCCGCTGGTGTTGATGACACCGAGGGGTTCTCCGTTGAGTCCGGTTCCCTGAATTGCCGTGCGGTCTTCCTCAACTGCGGTCGCCAGTGCCATGTCGTTCCGCACAAGCATTTCGATGCTGGGCGTGGACTGCGCGAGAAGCTGTTTCGTGAAGGCGTTGCGGGCGACGAGGCGCTTGGGCGAGAAGCCAAGCTGTGCGCCTGCGAAGTTGGATTCGCTGACCGCCGCGCCTTCCGCGAGCCAGTAGGTGGTGATCGTGCTGGTCTGCTTCGGGATGGCGATGTTGCCAACGAGTCCCGAAAGCTCGATGCAAGCGAAGGGGCCTTGGCCGATCAGTGCCGCGTTGCGGAGGAGGTCGATGTAGCTGCCGCCCAAAAGCTGAGTGCCAACGAGGAAGCCACCCGCCGAAAAGCTGGTTGCGTTCTGGCTCCTGCCGAGGAGTTGCTCGGCGCGGGCAACGTCGTCAAAGTGGCTGCGAAGTCCGCTCGCGTTGAGGTCGTGGATCTCAGCGTATCCACGTGCCATCACGTCGTGAGGGATGCAGCGACCGGAGAAGCCGCCGGGGCGGTTGTCCTTCTGGTACTTCTGGATCGCAGCGTCGGAAGCTTCCTTCTCGATCCCGGTGAGGTTGCCCGTGTGCGACTCCAAAAGGAACTTGGCGAAGGAGAACTGGCGAATGTCCTTCTTGCCCATGCCGATCTCGCCCTGCGCGTCTGCGCCGGAAAGCTGGGTTGCGTCCTTCCAGTTGTCCATGACGGTCGCACGGAAGGTGTCGAAGTCGTCTCCGCGCTCGATGGCCTCGCGGCTCAGTTCCTCAATGGGCTTCTTGAGGTTCGCGGCGCGGTTGAAGCTGCCGACGTACTCGTTGATTTTCTTGAGCCGTGCACGCTCCGTGGCCAGTGCGTTGGTGGCTGCGCTCTTCTCGCGCTCTGCGACCACCTCGACGGATACGCCGCCTTTGTTGTCGTCTGCCTCTTCGTGGAATTTTTGGCCGGGAGTTTTGAGCATGGCTTTTGGAGTTGCGCGCTTTTCGCCGTTTTTCGGGGAGGGGTCAATATTGTTTTCTCCACGGATGAGAATTTCGCAGAGTTGCGAATCGTCCTTAACCTCGGCGCGTTGGCGTCCTACGCCAACGGAAATGTCGGCGGGGATGGTCACGAGTGAGCCCTCATGGATCTCCCACTTGAACTTGTAGATCGGGTGTCCGTCCTTTGCGCCGATGCACTCGCCTTCGTCAATGACGCGGTAGCCGACTGAGGTTGTCCCCAGCGCCCCGCTCTCTGCGTCCTTCTTCTTCTCCTGTGCGAAAGTGCTCTCGCTCCAGATGATGTCCCCCACGGTGAGCTTTTGCCCGTCGTTGCTGTAGCTCTTGGCCGTGCCGAGGTGCTGATCGCGGTCGTGGTTGAATAGGATCGGAAGCCCCGCCTTGAGTCGTGCGTCTTTGATGCCCGTTGGGGAGTGGTCTAGGACTTCCCAATAGTGCTCGTCCGCGTACCAGTCATAACGCAGATACGGTTCTGAGCTTGAGATGGACATCCTGAGCGCCTTGTCTTCACCTGTTGCCGGGAGGATGGAAGCCTCGCGGTGAAGCTCTTTCGGGATGCGGATCGTTTTGTTCATTGCAGTTTTGCTCCTTTGGATCGGTTCTCTCTTTTCCACAATGGTTGCAAGTTCGTGTAGTGAAAGCACTTGCGCTGCTGCTCCAAATCCAAAAGGTCGAAGTGGGCTAGCGGCAGAATATGATCGATTTCCCACAGTCTGCGATTTTCCCAAGACATGCCGTCTTTGAACTTTGATTCTATGTACTTTGCTAGTTCGGGAATTGAGCACCCAACCAAGCTTAGGGCTGTTTCGGCCCCGGCTACTCTATTTGGTTTCTTGCGTTCGTCTCTTAGGCGAGTTCTAAGCCTAGCGGTGAGCGTGTAGCGTGGATCGTTGATGTGCCTGTCTCTGAATGCCTTTGCCACCTTCTTCTCAAAGTCGGGATTTTTTGCACGGTATGCGTTCACTCTTTTGGCGTGCGCCGCTGGATCTTTATCGTACTTCTTTTTTGCGTAATTCCTATACGATTCCCTGCGTCTTTGGATTCGCTCTTCGTCGGAGTATATTCTTGGGGCGCTCATCGGGTTGTTAAGCTTTTGGGATCGCGGTGTTGCACGTCCTGCACGGTGATCGCCACGACTCCCTTTCTCCGAAGCTCCCGAGGAACCGGGATGCTCTTTGCTTTGGGTTTCTTGGGCGACTTCATGCGCCCCTCTTTACTCTCCTGTGGAGGGGGCGTCAAGCTGCGCTGGTTTTCCACGCGAACGGTAGCGGTTCAGGCAACACCCATAGATGCCGCATGTTGGCAACGTTCACGACTTCGGAATCAGATGGGTAAACCTCCACAGCCATTTTATCCCCAAACCCTATCTCGCCTTTGATGCCTTGCAATTCTTCCCATGTGATTCCGTCAATCCATCGCATGTCTTCACCAATGGCGGTGCGGTTAACGGAAACTCGATATATTCCGTTCGCCTCGACAACGACCTGTGCCATGAAGGAGTTTGAGCGCCAAACCTGATGTAGTTTCTCCAGCGCGGATTGCGGCCATTTATCACGCGGCACCTCGACCATGTGGTCTGGATACTTTCGGCTCTCAATGTGTAGGAATCGCCGTGCTGCTTGAAGACTCATTCCAGATGGGATGATCACGACATCGCCTCCTCGTATTGCTCCAGCGTCTTCACCCCATGAATACAGGGAGCCCCCGCCAAGCGTGCCGTGCGGGCCGTGCTCGCGTCGAAGCCGCAATCCCGACTGTAGGAGCCTTCCATGCCACAGAGGGCCACTCCTGCGCGTTTGGCGGCGTTTGCGAGCCAGCGGTCTGTGTAGCCGTTCTGGAAGTCGCTCCCTGCTGTGAGGATCTTCCACCATGTTTCCCCCGTGGCGATCCAAGGGGCGTGCCCGTAGGTGGGAGCGGCAAAGATGTGTTCAGGGTCTTCGTTTGGGAAGACTTCGGAGCAGTGCATCCATAAATCCCCCATTAGGTCGCACGCCGCCCAATTCCCGAACCTCCATTCAACTGGAATGTTTTGTTTCCCGAAAAGGACGGTTTGCGAAAACACGAGCACGTCGTATTCGAGGATCGCGCACGCTTCAAACCGACTCGCCAGCGCCACCGCGAACGCTATGCGCTCGATAGCCCCGATGCCGTTCCGGCAGGAGAGCCCCATCGGGAATGCTCCCGGCAACGGGTCGTCTGAGGGGCATACGAACATCAGGCTGTCGAAAGCGGCCTGCCAGTTCGGGGTGTGCCGTGCTACGGCTTCGGCTGCGCCTCCGTGGGCTAGGATGATGGCGTTCACTTCGCGGCCTCCGCTTTGGCGATGGCTGCGCGGGCTGATTGTGCAGCATTGGCGAGATTGTCCGATGCATGGGCGTGAATGAGTTTGCCACGCTTGATGTCGCTCGAAAGGTTGGCGATGGTCATCTCTGCTAACTTCAGCGCCGCGAGAAGGTCGGGAAAGGCGTTGTATCGGGTGCAGATGGCCCTTGCCATTGCGTAGGTGTTCTCTGTGACCCTCCCTCCATCCGTTCGGATTCGCGCAACTTCGCCGCGTTCTCCGTTTAGCCAGATCGTAGGATGGCCGTCGTAGGTGACAGAAGAACTGCCGCCTGCCCAATGAGTGGGCCAGAGTTGCAGGGTTTCAGGGATTGGTTGTTTTGGTGTGCTCATAACGCCCAACCCCTACGCGCCCGCGTTAGTCTCGTCAAGCGCCAATATTCAGGCGATGCCCGTTTGTGCGGGCTTTCTTCTTCGGGGCTGGCGTCTCGTCCTCGTCCTCCGTCGCGGGGTCGTCGGCTTCCTCCTGTTTGTCCACAGCCTGCTTGGATTCCGTGGTTGCGGTAGGGAGTCCCATCGAGACGAGGAAGGCGTGCTCCTCTGCGCGCTTGAAGGTCACTTCTTCAAAGTCTTCCTCACAATCGCTGTTCTCAATCTCGCGGGTGCGGGTGCTGAGTCCGTTTTCGATGGCGAGCGCGGAAGCCTTTCCATCTTTCAAGGGGTCGGTCCACGCCCAACGCCTTCCCCTGAAGTGCGGCTTGTTGAATTTCTTGTATTTGGATTCAGGAAGGGGGATCGCTCGCGTGAGCAATGCCATCTCCAGCCAGTTCTCGAAAATCGGGCGCTCGGCGGTATCGATGTCGAAGGACTGCAAGAGCTTCCACAGCTCGCGCTCGTCCAGCATTCCCAAGCGCCCGCTGCTGTAGTTTACGCCTTCCAGGTCGTTGGCGATGATGTTGTAGTTTGCCCCCGGCAGTCCGGCGCACCATGCGCGGAGCATCGCCTTGCGGAAGGTGTCGAAGTTGCCGTTCGGGTGCGTCGGGTCAAAGCCTTGGAACTTCACGCCCCAATCGAGCGCCTGGAAGCTTCCCGGCTCTGCGTTCATCACGCGGGATTTCTTCGGGTTAGGGAGTGAGTCGATTGCGAAAGCCCCTTGGCTGAAACCGCCCTCGGGAACGAGGTCGCTATAAAGCCAGCCCATTTTGCACGCTGCCACGCGGGCGGCGATGACTTCGGCCTCCTGATACTTGAAAAGCTGGCGGGTGTTCGGGATGTTGCAGGCTCCCCACGGCGCGGGGCGGGTGCTGTCCACGTCCGTATAGCGGGCGTAGTGAATGATGTCGTCCGCCTTGATGCGGTCGTACATGTTTACCCCTCCGTTGAACAGTTGCCCTGGCTGCGAATACTGCCAGTCCATCGGCTGGCGTTTGATGAAGTAGTAGCCTACGGGCTCGCCGAGTCCCCATGTGTGCCACTGGTATTCAATGCCCATCCGCACGACGTTGCCGTTTGCCAGCGGAGCGTTGAACCAGAAGTCGCACCATTCATCGTTTACGAGTTGGAGGGTAAACCCGAAGGCGTTGGCTTTCGGGTCGCGGATCATTCTGATGAACATCCCGCCGTCACGTCCTGCGCTGGAAAGCCTGAGGTTGCAAAGTGTGTTGTAGTTGCGGGCGCGGCGCACGTCGCAGTATTCGCGGCGCTTCCATTCCTTCCAGCCTTCCTCAATGACGGTGTTGGCGTAGAAGTCCGGCTCCCCGATCTTCACGGTGGCCTTGGCGCGATCCTGAAAGACTTCGTAGACGCTGCGGGCGTAGTTGCCGCTCTTGTCGTTCTTGCAGAGGTGATCGAAGATCCGCAGGCGGCGATTTTCGAGTGCGGCGAGGTGCGCTTTTTCGTCGGGTGCATAGACCACGCGGGCCTCGTTCTCCGTGACCTTCATTCGGAGCATGATGCCCGTATGGCCCTGCACATTCGCCGCAAGCTCCTCGCGGTACTTTTGGAAGTATTCGGTTGTCCTCCATAGGTCGCGCATCCGTTGGCGCAACAGATATTGGTTGAGGAACACGTCGGCGTCCTCTCCCAAGGAATTTATTTGCCAGTCCGAATTTTGAGCCCCTACCGCAACCACCTCGCGATAGCTGCGCTGCATTTGCTGCCCGTCAACGGGTGGCTTTGCGAATGCCTTCTTGGCCCTCGTCTTTTGTGTCGGGATGAGTGGCATCAGTATTGGTTGAAGGGGTAGGTGTTCGGGTATGGGCCGTATGAGGTCGGGCCAAACACGGAAAGGATGTTGCCGCTGTCGAACTGGCCACGGAGGTTTGCCGCCAGTCGTTTCTCGCGGAAGACTTGCGCCTCCAGATCGGGGCGGAGTCTCATCAGTTGCGTCAGGTCGCGCTTGGTCACGGATTGGCCGTTGAAGCTTACAGCGGCGTCTCCCCCTGCTGAGAGCGTGAGGATCGTCTCGTTGAGTGCGTCGAGTTGCTGCTCGGCCATGCTCTTGGCATGCTGGGTGGCGAGGTTTGGAATCAGCGTCAGAATGCCCGTGCGGGCTGTCTCCCGCTGGCTGTCGCTGTTCACCACGTAGATCGCCCAAGCGTAGGTTCCTGGCGTCAGGGCCGCGCTCTGTTCGGCGGTGATGTTGAAGACGTAATCCCCGTCTGACTCTGCGGCCACGCTGTTGAGGGCGGGCGTTCCGTTCAGGTTAAAATACACCGTGGCCGTCCAATCGGCGGGCGGGTAGCTTGTGAAGTGCTCCGTCCATGTGATTGTGTCGCCCGTCTCGTACTGGGCTTTAATTCCGGCTTGGGGCGTGATCGCCATGAGGGACGTTTACTTCACCCGTCAACGGGTGGCAAGCGCCGAACATTCCAGCGTCATCCGCTGTCCTGGCGTGATGACGAGTTCCGCAACCGCGTGCACCATGACGCCCAGGACATTGGCGCAGTCCTGAGTAATCTGCTGGCACATGCCTTCCATGCTCCGCACATCCCCGCGCCCGCCTTGGTAACTGTCCACGTAGGCGCGCAGGGCTTCCACCTCCAAAAGCTTCCCGTCTGGGCTGTAGGCGATGGCGATGGTGCTTCCTTCCTGTGGATTACCAGACACCGGGCAACATGGTTTCAGCGGGATGGTGTGCGTCTCGCGCATTTGGTGGCATCGCTTTTCGTTTGGCTGGGTTTTGAGGTCGCAAGCTATCACTCGCGCCCAATGGGATTTGGTTTTCATAAAGTTGGATGTTGGAAGGGTCGTATCCGACGATGTTTTGGCGGTATGCCTCGGCTTTTTTCCAATCGTGCGCGTCAAATACCTCCCATCCTCTCGCCCTGCAAATCTCGCGCGACTCAGAGGGGCTTACGTTCCTGCCTAGTTCGCTTTCAATCGTTTTCCGGATGGCCTGCCCGCCCTTCCTCTCGGCATCGCTCCACGCCATTGAATCGGCTGAATAAAGCAGCCTGCGAATCTCAGGGCGGTGGAGAGCCGTGAGCTTTAGCCCAAAACCATGAAGGCGAAGGTCGGGGCGTGCCGCTTTGATCCCGCGTAGGATGTACTCTATCATCTTTGGGTCATCGTTCCGCTTGCACACGCTTCCAACACCAACGCGCATCCCATGCGTCAACCGCTCTCCGTAGTCCGCAAGATGGTCAATGTATTCCTTCGGCTTGAACCCCTGTAACACTGGCATCAGTGGCGCTGTTGTCGCGCTTCGTAAGTCGTCGTAACGCTCAATCGTAAGCCTCTGATGTTCGATTACGGAAAGCCCCGTCCCCCAAAAGCATCCCCGTCCGCATGGCTTCTTCCCACGTGGGCGGCACCGCTTTGGACATCCTTCGATTACGGATGGTTCGCACATCCAATCTTGGCAAACAGCCAATTCCATGTTCCCGCAACTCATCCATCGTTCA